CATTTATTTTGACTTTCAATTTTCCTGATGTTCCATTATCCACCCAAATTGTTCCTGTTGCTACTGATCCTGGAGCTGAGCTACCTATATGTGCAGTATTTAAAGCACCTAAAATAGAATTGAGTTCAGATCTAAAAGTTCCGAATGCTTGGTTCGCTAAAGATACATCTGTTACTTGTGACATAAGTTTTTATACTCCTTTTTGATTAATTTTTCAAGCCTACACCTCTAGCTTGGAAATCAAAAGTTTTGTTAATAATACTATTACTACTATTTTTAAATACAATGTCAAAGCCTGTTTTTGATTTGTTGCTTATGACAAAGAAATCTCCAGAAGCAAGGTCCTGTCCTGTTACAGTAATATTTGGTATCTGGAAAAAACCATTTGTAAAAGTTACTGATTTAGTTCCTGTACCAGAAGATATATCATCTCCTGTTTCTGTTCTTTTTTCTAAAACTAGTCTAGCCTTTAGTCCTGTAACAAGAGGTCTAGCATTATTATTTGCAGAAGATAATACAGTTCTAAATTTAAAAAATCTACCTTTAAATGTACCTTGTTGTGCCACTGTCGTAAAAGTAGATATATTTGATAATGCTGTGTCGTCTGCACCTATTTGGATTATCGCATTATTGTTTGTTGGAGCATTACCATCAAAGGGTGCAGGAGCATCGTCAAATAGCGATGCACCACGACCTGAATCAAATAAATCATAAGGGTCATCAGATTCCATAGTAAGCTCTACTTGGAAAGTTGCATCATAGATAGCATCTAAAGAAAAACTATTTGCAAAAACGTAATTACCAGAGCTAGTTATATTATTTGCTAAACCACCTGTATCGAAGAAAAAACCACTACTATCTGCATCGTCAAAATTTCCTGATCTTGCATCAAATAAAGTTATCGTATCTAAAGTTACTGCTGGATTATTATTTTTATCTTCTCCTTTAAAAGTATTTGTGAAAGTTCCTGAAAATGCAGTTTCTTCTTGTATTGATGAAATATCTTCAAATGCTTGTAAAGCAACAACACTTGAAGTTATTATTGCTGGTTCTGCTGATTCATTGCCAAGTTTATCTACAGCTTTTATATATAGATTAAATGGTGGTTTAAGTGCGTTAACAACTACACTATTGGATTTTCTTCTTGGAACTTGGACTAGCGGAGAAGTATTAAACCAAGCTGTCGTACCTGAACCTATTGAATATCTTATTTCATAAAACTCTATATCTAGATCTGTTACTGCTGTCCAATTTAAAGACATTTGATTTGAACCTACCATTGAAATATTAAAATCTGAAACATCTGACGGAGTATCTGTTGCACCTACTATAGTACGAGTTGAAGATATAAAACTAGACGATACTCCAAAGCTATTGATTGCTTTAACCCTAACTGAATATTCGATACCATCGACTACATTTAATAATTCATGATTTAATTGTGATCCTGTAGAAATAATTTTAAAATCTGACTCTGATGTTTTTTTTGCTTCAACTTGATAATTAGAAACAAAAGAATCTGGAGAAGCTCCTACTAAAATATTTAATCTTGTTATAACTGTACCATCAGAATATTCTATCATTTCATCTGAAAGTGTTAATGAAGCTGGTGGCTGTATAACAAATGGATTTGGTAAATTTGTTGATGGAGTTGTAGTTTGCTCTGCTTTTGGTGCAAATGTATAATGACTACCTTGATACTCAACCAAATCTAAACCAATAGTATAGTCCTCGTTAAAAGTTAATGACATCACACGGAAAGGTTTAGATGAAAATCCAAGTGAGCTATGTGTAATATTCACAATATCTCCAATAACTAAATCATAAGCATCGAAACTTACATTCAAACTTAATTGTAATGCTTCTCTAGAACGTCTAAGTATAATCTCTGCCATCTCTTCTGCCTGATACGGACTGGTTAGAGTTTTGAAGTCAAAGCGACCCTCTAATAAAAACCCACCATCTGCTGTTTTCATTGTTGCGTGTTTATCTGCTGTCGCATAACCGCTATCGTCTATGGCTGGATATTGTACTTCATTAACTTGATAATTTCTTGTAGGCTCAATATAATTTACGATAACACGATTATATCTTTCACTTTTTGATGGACTAGATAATGTGTATCCACCAATTATATCGTCCTCTGTTAATGTTATAGAAGCTGATCCTGTTGTTTCAATTACTAATTTATATTTACCTGATGAATATGGTAAAAATCCTCTACACCCTTTTATAAGTTCTCTTAAATTTTCTATAACTTTTTTTGATGTATCTAAAACTGCATTTGTATCAAATAGATTTATATCTGATCCACCAGAGAAAGGTGTTACTTGTGTTATACAAACTTGTGAAGCATCTCTAAAACTTTGTAAATCTAAATCAGATGTGGCAATACCTTTACCGTATCTTTCATTTCTTAAATAATCTAAAATACAAAAAGCTGGATTAGTTGAGTAAGTTGCAGAAGATTCATTCAAACTTGCGTCTAAGGTTACTATTTTTTTACCTTTTACTCTAGCTTGTACTTTAGGTATTGATCCAAAAATATCTTGATTCCATTTAAACTTTAAAGCTAAATATGCTATTCCAGATAATTTATGATTGCTACCCCATGAAGATAATGTTGATAATAAACTAGATGCACTTTGACTATCGCTACCTAAATGTGGTTCTACAGTTATATAACTTGCTCCATCTTTATAAAAATTAGAATCTGAACTTGCTACTGTTCTTTGAGTGTTATCTGTTAACGCACCAGTAAAAGTTACAACTTTGTCATCAACTCTTATTTCTTCAATAGAGTTTATTTCACCCTCACACATAACTAAAGCCATATACAAAAACTCATTATCAGTACCACTAGTTTGTATAAAAACTCTTACGCCACCAATTAATCTTTCACCATATACTATTGGAACTGACGCATCATTTGATTGTTTATTTAATAGAATACCTTTCTCAAAATCATCAAACTCACCTACACCAAAATCAGGAATATCAGGTGTTGGTATAAGCCAAGAAATTGCTTTACTTATAATTTTTGATACTATTTTAAAAGGAGCTGTAAATATTTTGACTGCTTTCTTAAATAATTTTTTTATCATTAAGCTCTACCCCATTTTATATCTTGTACTGTCTGTGAACTAAAATCCATTCCAACATCTGTACTGAAAAATCTTTGTTGAGATGTGTTATTAGTTTTACGTCCTGATTTTTTTTCAAAATCTGCCCAATGAGAAACTATATCTAAATTTACTGTAGAATCTGTATCAGTTTCTTGCACACTAAAATTATCTATTTGACCATTATAAAGTAAAAAAGGATCTGCAAATAAAACATTTGTATCTTGTAAAAAACCTCTAAAAATTTTTACTTCATCATTTATTACATTTTCGTTTAGGATAGTTGAGATAAAAGTTTGATCTGCACCTGATAAACTTAATGATATAGGAGATAGATTTACATCTGTTTCTTCGGAAAAACTTGATAGACCTAAAATAAAATCACTAGCAGTATAAGTCACGGAACTACCTGATACAGCAGATGTTATTGAAAATGAGTTATCAGTAATATTAACAGGAGTAGCGAAACCGATAGTGATAAGTTGTTCTATTTATTTTTTCACTATCTTTTATCATAACAAAACTAAAACTGCCATCAGGGATTTTATGCTTTCCTAAGTCATTCGTTTTTAAATCAATTTCAGTTTCGTCAACTACTTTTTCTGCAATAACATCAACATTAATCCAATGTCTTACTAAATATTTTGACATTATAGAGCTTCTTCAACGTCTAACTCAAACTCATATAAAAGCTCTCCTGTATTTGATGCACCTACAACACCAAACTCTTGAATGTCATTTGTTAAGTGAACAGTAAAAGGAATATTGTCATAGGAAACAGCTTCATCATCTGCTAAAGTTGTTATTAATGGTGGCTCTATTGTTACCGTAGCCGCACCAGAAGAACTAGTTACATCTTCTACTACCATGTAAATTTTTGTATGCCCATTAAATTTTATATAATCTCCTTTACGTAATCTGTTAGCTGTGTCTGAAGCAAATCCATCTATTGCAATCGTTGTATCACCAGCAGTATGACTACCTACAACTGCTAAAGTTCCTGTTTCAACTCCTCTAGCATCTTCAAGCTCTGGTGGAATTATTGTAAAATTTTCTTTTTGTGATCTTTGTTTCATAATAAAAGCCATAAGCTCACCATAAACATCTGATCTTTTTGCTGTTATTATTTTTGCAGTAAATGCAAATCTTTGTCCATCTATTTGTCTCGATAATTTTTTTCCTGATTGTGATTTAGAAATAATAGTATTTTGAATACTTCTTATTCCCATTGTAGAAAATGCAGATGTAGATATAGGAAATGCTCCAGCCATTATATTATTGCCGCTCTCCCTCTTTCATTAACAGCATTGTTAATTATTTGAGTTATTGTTCCTCTTGATCTTTGTAGCAATTCGCTAAAGCCACTAGCATCAACAGTATTAATATTAAAATTGACATTAACTCCACCACCCATAGACCCAAGCCTTGAATTAGGAATAATCTGACCTGATGAATTTGGTACAAACAATTCACCACCTCTACCTGAAGCACTATCACCAACTACAACAGGCTCACCTTTTCTAACAGATCCACCTTTATTAAAGAAAGGCAAACCAAAAAATGAAGATACAGCTTTTAGTGCCATTTGTCTTTTTAATGAAGATTCTTGTTTTTGCATTAAATTTAATTTTTCTCTTTCTTTTATGATTCCTTTATCAATTAATATATCTTCTATTTTTCTTAAAATAATTATTTCTATTGTTTTGGCTAAAATATCTACCAATATTCCTTGTGCTAATTCTTTAAATGATTTGTTTAAATCTTTACCTAATACTAATGCTTCTGCTATTGATCTTGAAAAAGAACTTGTAAATGAAGTTAGAGTGCTAAATATTTCGTTAGTTAGAGAAAAGGAATCATTATTTTCTTGTATTTTTTCTCCAACTTGTTCTATTGTATTTTTTTGTTTTGCAAATTCTTTCTCTGCTGTAGAAACTAATCTATTAAATTCCATTTTCTTTTTATTAATTTCTGTTTGAATAAAAAGTTGTTTTTGCATCTCTTTATTTTCAGCATCTCTAATGATTTCTTGCATGTGTTTTCTTAAATCTAGAGTTTTTTTGACTTTTTTAGCAATATCTTCTTCTGCGACAGAAATAGATTTCAAACCTTTATGAAGTTCTCTATGATGTGGTAGTCTTTGTTTTTCTAATTGTAAAATTTCTTTTAAAAGTTCAAGTTGATTCCTAACTACTTGATTATGAGCAAACTGTGCGTCTGTTAATTCGTGAAATTCCTCTAAACCTACATCATTTATAAATGATGCTGGTTCTATAATTTTGTTTTTTAAATCATCAATAGCTTTTTCAATGTCCTTAACATTTTTAAGGTCCATATTACTAATTGGAATAAGTGTTGGTATTTCTGATATTTCTTTAATTCTTCCAATTATAAAAGATATACCAGCTAATGCCGCCGCACCTTTTTTTCCGAAAAGCATAGCACCAACTAAACCTATTGATTTTACAAATGCTGGTAATTCGTTAAATCCTTTTATAATCGTACCAAGAACTGAACCTATATCTCTTATGACTGGAAGTAATTCTTTTCCTACTCTAACAGCACCGACTATTGCATTTGCTAAATTTTTTCCTACGGTTTCTGCTATCTCATCTAGTTTTTCTGCATTGTCTTCTAAGAATTTATCTAAGTCACCGAATTGTTTTTTAAGTTCATCAAAAAAACCAGCTTCAAGTAAAACTTTTTTGAAATTAAATATTTTATCACCAATCATTGAGAGAGTACCCTCAAATGTTTTTGCTAGTTCATCTGTAGAGTTACCAAATCTTCCACCTTTACCAAATACTCTTTCGAATGCCGCTACTGTATCTTCAATAGATACTGTCGCTCCAGCTTTAAAGCCAAGCATATTTCTAACACCTTTTTCTCTGAAAAGGTCAGCCGCACCAATACCAGCACTAAATGATCTTTGTATTTGTTCTGCCGCAGTTCTAAAATCTAGTCCTGTTGTAGCCGCAACGTTTCCTGTAATCTCCAACATCTTTTGAAGATCATCTGCATTATCTGTTACAGTTGCTAATATACCTGATCCTGATTGTATTTCTTCTAATGAAAAAGGAACTTTGGAAGCAAACTTGACCATATTGTCAAATGCTTTAGTACCCTCGTTAGTATCTTTTAATAAAAATTTTAATCTGACTCTTAAATTTTCAAGCTCTCGTCCTGTGCTTACTAAATTTCTTATTACTAAACCAGCACCTAAACCTACAAAAGCAGTTTGTAAACTAAATACAGCAGATTTAACTTTGGCTAACGATCCTCTAACAGATGTTAATGCTTGTTTAGTTTTATCTTTTGCTAATATATTTAATACTAAATTTTGAGCCATCTATTTACCTTTTTGACTAGCTTTTTCTTGCTGATCACTTTCAAGCATAAAATAAGCTACCCAATGATTATACTCCCAGACTTCCATTTTTAAAAGTTGAGATAAGGTTATTTTTAACCTATCAGCGACTATAAGTAAATTTTTTAATTCAGGATTAAAAATTAGTTTTTTTTTAGTTCTTCTGGGGTTGCTACTTGTATCATAGCAGTTGCTATCCTAGATAAAACGTCTGAATCAACTTTTGTCATCAAATCCATCTTATCGTCTAATTTGAAAAGTTTTTTTCCATCTTTATCTAAACCTTTCATAACAACAATATCTGCTAAAATACTCACATCAGATAAGTTCTCAGATTTTTTGAAAAGTTTATTTTTTTCAAATAAATTTATTGGATTCCAAAAAATGACAGTAGGTTTGCCATCTTCATCTTTCCATTCTGGAACTTCAATAGATTGAACACCTATACTCTCAAAGTGAGATTTTGCTCTTTCTAATATCGACATAAACTATTATTCAGTTCCTATTGTCAAAGCACCTGTTCCTTGAAAAGTAACTGATCTAGCAACAACTCCATCTAAAGGTTGTGATACTGACATTCCTGTAATAACACTTTCACCCTCAAATTTTCTGTCACCTGTTGAACTGCCCTCTGGTAATAGTTTAAAAGTTATACTTGCACCAGCAACTAATTGTGTTTGGACACTATCAGCTTCATCAAAGTGCATTTCTAAACTACCAGAAAAAGATGTTCTACCAGCAATAAAACTTTTTGCGGCATCAGACATTTTTGTACTTTCAACAACATCTCCTGTAGTTTCTAAAGTGAATGAAACAAGTTCGCCAACTGCTGAACCGCCAACTACTACTTCACCCTCTTTTCCATGATGTACTGCCATATTTTTCTCCTTGTAATTAATTATTTATATTAGTTTTCTTCTTCTTCGTCAATATCTTCATCTTCATCATCTTCAAAAGTTTGTTCTTCTTCATCTTCCCATTCTTCATCAGATTGATTATCTTCTGCTTCTTCTACCAAATCTTTTACTTCTTCGCAAAGCAAACTTTCTTTATCGTGAAGTTTTTCTATCGCATCTATCTTCTTTTTGATTTTATCAAGTATTTTTTGTAATTTCATAATTTATCCTATGGTGTTGCCGCCTGATGTTCATATATCACACGGACTGTTATTAGTACAGCTCCGTATGGAAATAAACTACCAGCATCAGTTTCTATAGAGATTACCTCTGTGTCTAGTGCATTTCCATTTCTCGTAATATCAGTTTCGAGTGCAGTTTCAATAGCTGAAGCTAAATTATTTCTAGCTGTGTCGATGTTACTTTCACTACCTTTGACGTATCCTGTTATCCCAAATTCTAAAGTACATATTCTTGTTTTTGCACCACTACCTATTTCTTGATCTTCTTTTGTTTCTTCAATCGTTTGTATTAATACTGCTGGATATTGTGCTTGTGATAATTCATCTAATTGAAAAGGTTGTCTAGTTACTTTTTTTACATTTGGACTAGATACATTACCAATAACAGTAACTAAATTTGATGCTATGTTTTCTCTTGTGCTCATATTCCTAATCTTCTAATTTCTTTTTTTACAAAATTTTCAAACTGCTTTTGTATTACTTTTTCTGTTCTTTTATTAAAACCAAAAAATTTTCTTTTAGGTAAATTTCCCATACCCTTTTGATGAAATAATCCCTTAGTAGCTTCTCTTTGTGATCTAAAGAAAACTTGTGCTTTATTTTTTGAAAGTACTTTAGAGGAAATACTTTGTAACATCTGATTTGTATCTTCTAAGTCTACTGTACTTTTACCTTTTAATTCTGCATAAGCTGGAGAGTATGCTATAAATTTTTTACCATCTTGGTCCTTACCTAATTCTGTTCTTTTAACAATAATTGTTTTTAATTGTTCACCAGCTTGATCTACACCTTGTTTTATTATTGCTGGAAATTTGTTTATAAATTTAACGTATCTAGCCTGTACGTTTTTAACATTAGTATTAATTTTTAGATTTAAAGACATTATCTATTTAATCTTCGATAGCCATGTAAAGGCTCTCTTTCATTTGACACTATACTTCCGTCTGCAGTTGAATCATATTCTACACCATCTTCAAGTATTGATCTAAATTCTTTATTGTATTCTCCCATGTAATATTCAGCCATTCGTTCGAATCTATCTTTATCTGCTTCTGGTCTAAATTTGGTTAATGCTGGTAAATAGAATCTTCCAAGAAATAGATAAACACCAGCTCTTTCAAACTGATCTAAATTTACTTTTGTGTTTTCCATCTCTACTGTATTTAAGACTGTAATATCTGTATAGACATTTGTTTTATAAGTTGGAAACCAACGTATTCTTAACTCTCTTAAAATATCATTAGTTGTTTGTGCTAGAAAATTTACTGTTTCAGTAGCAGTAGTAGAAATACCAAAATCAAAAGCATCAGGTTGATATTTTAAAACGTCAGATGTAGTGATAACATTAGCTCCTGTAAAATTTGCCATTATCTAACACCCATTAACCAATTAAATAATTTCTTAATTTTTTTTCTTAGTTTTTTTAACATTTTTTTTTCTCTTTGGTTTAAGTTGTACGACTTTATCAGCTATATCTTTTACTGTTGCTTTTTTTATTTCTTTTTTTACACCATCAACAGGAAAAAAACCATTTCTTTCAAAATGACCTATATTAGCTTCATAATATTTTTTTTCTTTAACGATTATTTTTTTTCCATTTGTTAATCTTATATCCATAATCTTCTCCTT